GGTTTATGTTTTTCCAATATTTCTATAATTTTCCAAAAAACATTCGATCTATTATCATTAAACCCTTTTTTATCACCAGCTATACTAAATGGTTGACAAGGAAATCCACCACATAAAAGATTGTGATAGGGTATGTCTTCAACCTTTATATTATTTAAATCTTGAAGTGTAAACTTATGATCTGGATGATTAAGTTCATAAATTTGTTTAGAACATTTCATCATATCATTACTAAAAACACATTTAAACTTATTATTTTTTCCTAAAACTAATGAAAATGCACCTGTTCCTGCAAATAAATCAATAAACTTTATTTCTGTAGTTTGCATAGTATATTCTTAATATACATATTTCAATTTTATATATTAAAATGTTATATTTTATTTATATTTTGTAAAACTTTAAGAATACATTTTGAGTACATAATTAATTATTTTGAAAAGATTTATAAGTTTTAAGAATATTGAGAAAATAAAAAGATTATGTACTCGTTTTGTTAAGTAGCATTATTGATAATATATATATAAAAAAATAAATGGATTAATACTTAAAATGTATTATAAAAACGAGAGTGGTTATATTGAATTGTTAAAAGATACTTTAAATGGGGATAAAAAGAATACACGGAATGGTTATGTATTTTCACAATTTGGATGTATGGTTAAATTTGACAATATCAGTGATAACTTTCCACTTATTACAACAAAGAAAATGTTTTTTAGGGGTATCGTAGAGGAATTATTATGGTTTTTAAGAGGATCAACCAATTCTAATGAATTGAGAGAAAAAGAAGTACATATATGGAATGGTAATTCTTCAAGAGAATATCTTGATAGTGTAGGTTTAAATTATGATGAAGGTGAATTGGGGCCTGTGTATGGATGGCAATGGAGAAAGTTTGGTAAAAAATACAATGAGAATAAAGAATATAATGTTGGGATAGATCAAATTAAATATATAATTGAAGAATTGCAAAAAGATAGTAATAGTCGTCGGGCTGTTTTATCTGCTTGGAACCCACCAGATTTAAATAAGATGGCTTTACCTCCGTGTCATATATTATATATTTTTAATAAAAGCGATAAAGGATTATCTTGTCATATGACATTGAGAGGTTCAGATTTATTTCTAGGATTACCATTTAATATTGCAAGTACTGCTTTATTAACGCAAATATTAGCACACGTTTTACATATGGAATCTTCCGAAATATGTTTATCAATATGTGATGCTCATATATACGAAGAACATATCGAACAAGTTAATAAACAAATAAATCTCCAACCTAGCAAATCGCCAACAGTTGAAATAATTAAAGAAGCACCATCTATAATATCAAGTATAGAAGAAAAAATAATGTGGATAGAAAGTTTGAAATACGAAGACTTTAAATTAAATAATTATAATAGTTGCCCATCTCTTCCTGCAATTATGAAATAGATTGAGATAACGCATGCCATTTTTTAAACTTTTCATTATAATAACATATAAACTTAATAACCGTCATAGCATTTTTATCTCTAAAAGCCATACGAAGCATATTACTATCTTTCATTGTTTGAACAAGTGTAATACCAATAGACTTAATTTTAACATCATCTGTTTCGTGGACATTATATATATCTGGTTCATTTGTTTTTACAAGATATAGAAACTTTTGATTTTCTTCACATTTTATAATAGATTGTATAATAGGAATATTTATTTTTTCGGGTATAGTAATATTGTCATTTATGTTATCATCGATAGTTTTAAATTCTGTAATATCTTTTGTTTTTCTAATGACATCAACGACATTAGTTTCGTCAAAGTTGTAAAGTTTTGGTTTATATTTTAAGTCATACGGCCATATATAAATGCCTCTGCAAGTATAATTTAGACTTTTTGATAACTCATTTAAATGAGAAATTGTTTCTTTATACATATTAAAGTAATTTTTTACTTTATAATTACAAACATCAATCGTATTGTCTGGTGTATATTGTTTATCTAATAAATTATATATAATATTAAGTCTTTCTGGTAATGTTTTATTAATTAAATATTTTCCTTCATAACTTATTATATCATTTATGAGAAATGTCCATGTATCATCATGGCATTTTACCATTTCACCATCCAATAATGTGTTCTTAAAGAGACTTTTGTCAAATAATCCTCTCCCAAAAATAATACGTGGTCGTTGATAACCTGGATGTATTTTCTTATCTATATAATATATTATTTCAATATCGTTATATAGTGTAAAATAAAGATAATATCTATTACCGTTTGAACGCAAATTCATTAGATGATTAGATAAAATAAAATTAATATTTGTATTATCAAGATTATGATGATGTCTTTGTAATATTTTGATTTTATATAAAGAGTTTAATTCGTCTAATACAATATCTTTATGTTCATTACTTTTAATATTAAATGCAATTCTATTTGAAAAACTTATAATACCCTGCATTTTTTATTTGTATTATAATATTTATATGTATCATTTTTTTAAATAATATATTTTCATTATTCAAATATCCTATTAATAATATTTGCCAATGAACCATTTACAACAATACCTTTTTTAACAAAAATATCATATTCGCTTTTAATATAAAAATGAGTACATAATTTATATTTTTTCAAAAAAATATAGAAAAGTTTAAAAGTTGTAGAAATATATAATTATGTACTCAAATTATAAATGTATTCTATCAGATAACTTTAAAGACTTTGAACCATCCTTTAATACACATAAAGGTACATTTGCTATTGGTAAATCACTTTTATTTGGTTTAATACTATAATTAAAAATTTCATTATAATCATAGTTTGGGTCTTCGCTTTCCACTAAATCCATATTATATACATCTTCAAGGTCTTCTTCAAACTTACTATTTTTTTTAGATTCTAATGAATATGTTATTATAACATCTTCGTCAAATCCTATATTATTTACGATATCTCCATTTTTATAAATATTAAAAACGTTTTTATTATCAAATTCAATACTGTTTTTGTTAGTAAATATAACTGGTTCTTCATTATATAACTTTACTAATGTTTGAGGTTTTGTATATTTATTTTCATCTATTTTGACTAAAGGTCTATAATTTTTATCAAATACATTTTTATCATACGGAACATATATTTTTATATTTTTTATATTTTTTATATTTTTTGTATTTAGTAGTGTATTATAATAATATATTAGACATATTGCTATCAATATAAAAAAAAATATTAAAATAACTTTAACAATATAATAATCTTCACTTTCCATAATATACTTTATTACTATATTAAAATAAATATTTAATCATCATCTTGAATAAACATAAGTTTTTTTTTATTATCTATATCTTCAATTTCGTCATTACCATAATTAATTTCTTCATTATCTTGATAATAAGAAACTTTAAACTTATTAGCATTATAAAACTTCATTCTTGCCGATGCTTTTCTTTTAAAACAATACAAATCATCTTCAATATCTATACACAATGGAATATATTTTCTTTGTTGTGGTGTTTCGCGAAGAATACGTCCAATTGACTGTTGAATATCCGAAATTGGTGAAGCTAATATTAATGTGTTTAATGATGGAACATTAAATCCTTCAGATGCTAATTGAAATGTAGCAAGAATGATTTGTTTTTCTGAAGATTTATTTAAATCAATTTGTTTCATTCCACCGACGTAATAACCATAATCTTTGTTAGCAATATTTTCATTTATAATGAACTCTTCAATATCTTTTAATTGTTTTCTTCGTTCGCTTAATATTAATATGCGACGGTCTGGCTCTTTTTTCAAAATATCTTTTAGAATAGTAATAATATATTCCGTTCTCGGCGCAAAAGAGCAAATATTATTAATCATAGCCGCGATATTATCTCTACCATTCCACATCTTAAGGACGGTAGAGTAATCAACGTGTGTTTCAAAGTATTTATGTACTTGTACATTGACATCTATAAATTCTTTATTCTTTAAATTAAAAACTGACTTTCCTATATAATATTCAAATACTTTCCGCAATCCATCTTTACGATCCAATGTTGCCGATAATCCTAAAATTATTGGATTATTTAGTTTTTGAAAAGCACGACAAAATACTTTTGCACCAGCATGATGAACTTCGTCTATAATAACAAAACCAATATCGCTAAAAATATCTAGTTCATAATCTCGCATCGCCAAAGATTGTAAAGAAGCAATAATTATATCTTTGTTTTCAACATCTACTTTACTTTGCTTAATACTTCCAATTCTCGCATGTGGCGCAAACTCTTTTACAGTATCTAAAAATTGTTGATTTAAAAAGTCTTTGTGACTAACAAACATAGTTTTTTTCTTAATTTGGCAAGCAATATATAAACTCATAATAGTTTTTCCAAAACCACAAGGAACTGATATTATTCCTCCCATTTTCAAAGGATTATGCGCAACCTCTAAAAACTTTGAAACAGGTTCTAATTGTGCATCTCTTAATTTGCCAATAAAATCAATATCAATATCTTGACCACCTGTTAATCGGTTAACTCGCGGGTTTCCATAATTACAAAGTCCATAATATCGCGGAATATATATTCTTTTAGAGGTTTCTTTGTATAATATAAAAGTCGTATCCTCGTCCTTATTATTTCCCATATCAAAATTAACACGAGGTTTCATTGTTAAATTATCGCGCAATTTTTTTAATTCTTCGTCATTCAATGTTGATTTTGCAATACTATACCCATTTATTGATAACATTATTTTATATTGTTAATACATATATAGATATCTATCATTTTTTTATATGAAATTATAATAGGATAAAGTAAAAAAATAATGATAATGATAATTAATGGATTTAGATTAATGTCACTTATTATATTATTTATGATTTTTATAATAAAAGAGATACACTACAAAAAATTATTTAAAGATCCTTTAATGCAGTTATATTTAGCAATAATTTGTATAATTATCATAATGTTAGTAGATAATATAGCAGGTTTTATTTTAACAATAGGGCTTTTATTTATATATTTTAGAATATATACATCCGAAATAAAAAATAAAACTGAAGAAAAGAAAAATACAAAAATTGCTAAATTTACAAACGAATGTGATAAATGCAGTATGGATCATCCATCTATAAAAAGTATTGTTGAAAAAGCAACAGATTGTAACAAGGTTCCGTATATAACAGAAGAAAACTTATTAGCTGCACAAACAAACATTTATAATATTGATAGTTACGATATGGAGGTTGGTGTATTATCAAATGAATTTATAGCAGGAGCATTATATAAATCACAAGGACTAGATAATAATAATAATCATTTACGTGGTTATGATATAAACAACGCTATATTAGGAAAAATGAATTATAATATATACGAGTAATAATATTATAATAATATTATAATATTAATAGATATTGTTAAAAAATATGAACGAGATGTTTGTGTCAAATAGTGAAAATGATTACATTGTTAAAAATATATTTATAACATTTGGATTTACAGTTGTAAGTATAGCTATTGTATTATCATTAGTTTGGGGATATTATAGTTATGATAATAAATCACTATTCATTGCAATATATTCTATTATAATATTGTTATATTGTATTTGTATAATATCAATTGTAGCGATAGATAAAAATAATTACGATACAACATCATATATGATAATATTATCAACAACGATATTTACAATAATTATGACATTTTTTATATTTATTACATTTATTTATAAGTTTTTTACTATGAAAAATGTAAATAAACAAGTAATAAATTATAATTATAAATAGAGTATTAAATATATTGAAACAATGTTAATATATATATACTTACAAACAAAGATACTGATTTAATATATATATCAAAAATGTTAAGATTTTCATGTAAATATTCTGGCATTTTTTCATATAAATTATTAATTATCCCTGTGTTATATATCAAAATAGATATAATTACAATTACTAAACTTTTTTTTATTATATCAAAGTCTATGTGAGAATATGGAAAGTTTTCATTTTTTTCTGTAACTACATTCTTATTTTGATTATTTACATCATTTTGATATTGTTGTTGTTGATATTGCTGTTGTTGATATTGTTGTTGTTCTTGTATTTGATTATTATGCTGAGTTTGTTTGCTTGCTTCTTTATTTTTAGAAGTCATTAGTTCTTCTCTAAATTCATTTAGAACATCTTGTACAATAGGATCATTTATATCACTTTGGTCGGGAGATGATGTTCTATCAGTTTTTAATGGTAATGTTGAAGTTGGTGTTGACATAAAACAACCCTTTTAATCTATAACATTATATAATATTTTCATTATTATATTTATAACGCAACAAAAATATAATATTTATTTTTTTAATTTCTTTTTGCATTTTCCTGTTTTTGAATCTCTCTCTTCACCATCTTTGCATTTATTAACAAATCTTCCTGTTAGTGGATTTACTTCTTTTCCGTCTGGGCATTTTACGTTTTTAATATTAACAACTTTTACATTACTCGGAACTTTAGGAACATCATCGGGAACATCTGGGATTATTTCTTCTTCGGTTTTTACAACTTTGGGAATATCATCTGGAACATCAGGGATTATTTCTTCTTCTGGTTTTACAACTTTGGGTTTTACAACTTTGGGTTTTACAACTTTGGGAACATCATCAAGAACATCAGGGATTATTTCTTCTTCGGTTTTTACAACTTTAGGAATATCATCTGGAACATCTGGGATTATTTCTTCTTCAGGTTTTACAACTTTAGGAACAATAACAACTTTTACTACTTTTTTAACCTTTGGTATTTTCTCTATTTTAATAGTTTTGCAAATGCCTGTCACAGGGTCTCTGACTTTTCCATCTACACAGATATTAACACATCTTCCTGTAACAGGATTTATTTCTTTTCCTTCGGGACATATAACCTCTTTTTTATTCTTCTTAACCTTATTAACGTTAGCGATTGGTTCTCTTGGAATAATAACGCGATTTTTTAATTCTATATTCTCATATGTATATAAATCTGGTATATTATTTTTTATTGGACATTTTAATTTTAAATAATTGTATAAAGATATTTTAGTTTTTTCATTTTCAAAAATAGTTTTTAAAACATTTTTTTCTTTTAAATATTTTTCATATTCAATCTTATTGATATTTCTTTTATTCTCGTAATTAATTAAATATTTCTCTTTTTTTTCTAAAATTTCCAAATCTTTTTCATCAATATTTTTAAAATAAGCCTTTATGTTATTTTTTAACTTAGCTATATCATTTGAATTATTATTTGCTATATCAATAACCTCTTTTTCTATATTAAATAATTTACTCATTTAATAATATTAAGGATAAAAATAATAATTAAAGTAATATAATATCTTCAAACATACTTTTATAAAAAGTTTGTAAACTTTCTTCTGGTTTCATTTGTTCTTCATAAAAACTTCTTGGTACATATTTTACAACTACTTTCTCTTTTTCACATACATATTTATTACTATAGTATCCTTGAATTATTAATAATAATCCTATAAATAGAAAAAATATAGCAATTGCTTTCATACTTAATAATACTAAATAAGAAAAAAAATAATAACAACTTTTAGACACGCAAAATAAACATATTTATTTATGTCTATCCCCCCATACATCAACATTTTCAATACTATCTTTAAGAGAACCAAGTTCAATATTAGTACTTTCACCAGCATCAATTTCTTCATTAACCGGAGCAGCATTTGAAGCTACCTTATTTTTACGATCCTCAAAAATAACATCTTTATCGTCCATATTTTTCTTATATTCTTTCATTAGCGTATTAAGCTGTGTTTCTGAATATTCTTGATTATCAAGACACTCGGGATTTGGAGACCAAGGACACCAACAACCTACTTGAGCAATATAAATATTAAACTTTGTATCAATCTTCTTTAAAAACTCACTGCGATTTTTTGCTTCGTCTAGTGTATCAAATGTTCCGCGCACTTTAATACCTCGCATAGATGTTACAAAATTGTTATCGCGATGATAACTCTGTTCTAATTCTTCGTTATTTACAGATTTATAAAATGAATATTGTTCATTCATTTCTTTAGCATCAAAAATGTAAGAATGATTTTCTTTGATATTTTCAAGCATATCTCCCGAATCTGGGAATTTTTCTTTAATACCTTGAAACAAATCTTTCATGTCTTTTCCAAACTTATCAATAAACTTTGACAAGAAATATAGATCTTTTTTTACAATAACATCTTCTGGACTTAGAAATGACAATAGTACGTAATTTTGCCCACGAATAGGTTTATCTTCGTCAAGATGATCAGTTTCTTTTGTTGAAACGAGAACAGATTTGGTAGTTTCTTCCATATTTTATTATTTCTATTTATAATATATAATATAGTTTAAATCTTATATATATTTAATAATAAAAATTATATAACAATTTATATATTTAAAGTGATGGAATAATATCATAATTTAATTCTATACATATATTTTTCCATATTTGATCTTGAACATATAGTTTTTCCCGACTTTTTAACAATGGAAAATATTTGAGATATTCGTTCAATCCAAGTATTTGAAAAAATTTATAAAGTACATAACTATATGATAAAAAATTCTTTCTATCTTTAGGACAATGTTTCAAAAATGGTGCTTGAATACTTCTAAACATATTACACAATTTTTCTTCTAATTCTGGGCTAAATTGCGGTGTTGGTATTCCATTAATTCTATTGATAATATAATTAATATGTTCATAATATTTATTTATTCTTAATCTTTTTAGAATATCCCTCATTTTGATATAACTTATGCTTTTTAAATCAATAATTTTTTCTTTTTTAATTTCAGTTAATATTTTTTCAAAAATATCATCGGGTATATCAGTACTTTCTTTTCCCTGAACTTGATTGCACCATTCCCTAAAATGATTAATTCTTTTATAACAAAAGTGAGAGGTATCTTTTGTATTTTGCTTTAATATAGGTCTATTTTGTTCTACCAATAATAATTCTTGGTATCCACACATATTACATATCATTATCGCGTCTTGTTGTAAACACGTCATTTGATTACTACAGACTTTACACATTTCTATATTTTTATCTTCAACATTTCTAACATATTGTTTATTTATTATAGACATATATTTATCAACAAGAGCACTTTTATCATATAGAGTGTCGTCTGTATTATTAGAATCTATATATATATCTGTTTTATAATTACTATTTGAAGTATCTTCGTTAACATTATCACATGTATCATTTATATTACTACTGATAGATGTAATCTTTGAATCTATATTGTTAAGAGCATCCAATACATTTATGGTAGTAGCAGTAAATATACTTCGTTTTTTCTTTGAATAATTTTTATATATTTTAGGTTGTCTATTCAATAGTTCATTCGTAGAAACAATTGTATTTTGTGATTCTTTATTTTGATAATTATTTATATCAGATTGTTTATCTACTGTTTCGTAATATTGAAATAATATATAACTAGTATTTTTATAATAATCTATTTCATCATAAGTATTTAACTCTTTAATTGATAGTTTAATTTCAGATATTTTTTCTCGCAAAATAATAATCTTAGTCCATAGCAAATTTCCTCTTTCTTTATCGGCTATTATATCGCAAGTTTCTAATTCAGCAATAATACAATTTATTTCACATTCATAAGTTGATAATAATAAATTATATTCTTCTTTTTGTTTATCACTATCACCGAAACCTTTTATTATATTATTATGCATAGCATCAAGGGTGAAAGTATCGTTATTATCATTTGATATCTTTTTCTTTGACGATTTTTCTTTGAACATCATTATAAATATTTCATTAAATAAAATGTTTATATGATAAAATTATATATTTCAACTCGTTCTATTATTCATATTTTTTTCTCCTCTAATAGTATAAAGTATATAGCGTAAATGGGTGGTGGTCTTCTTCAACTAGTAGCTTATGGTGCTCAGGATGTTTATTTAACAGGTAATCCCCAGATTACCTTTTTCAAGGTCGTGTATCGCCGTCATACCAATTTTGCGATTGAAGCTATTCAACAAACTTTTAACGGTAATCCCATTTACGGTAGTACTGTAAATTGTCAAATATCGCGCAACGGTGATTTAATTAATCGCATGTATTTACAGGTCGATGTAGATAAACGCGTATCGGGAACATCAACGACAACATATGTTAATTATCTTGGACTTCGCTTAATTAAATCCGTAGTTATTGAAATTGGCGGTCAACAAATTGACAAACATTATTCAGATTGGTTATACATATGGAATGAATTATCTTTACCTCTCGGCAAAAGATATGCTTACGATACTATGGTTGGTGCCGATAAAGATATAGTTTCAAATACTGATACTACTTTATATATCCCTCTCGAGTTCTGGTTTTGTCGCAATGTTGGTTTAGCATTACCTTTAATCGCACTACAATATCATGAAGTAAAAGTTAAAATTGATTTTGAATCTAAAGATAAATGTTTTTGTTCGGCTGCGGGAGGTAATCAAACCCCCGAAAATATATTAGCTGAATTTCCATCAGATCTTAAAAATGTATCATTATGGGTAGATTATATTTTCCTTGACACTGACGAACGTCGTCGTTTTGCACAATTATCTCACGAATATTTAATTGAACAACTTCAATTCACTGGAACAGAATCTCTTTCTTCCGGAAATAATCGCATTAAATTAAATTTCAATCATCCTTGTAAAGAATTAGTATGGGTCGCTAAAGTTGCTGGTAATACTACCTCTGTATCTCGTTGGTATGATTATACCGATGCTGATTATATTGATGGAATGTCATCATATGGTCCACAAGGTCGCAATGGTGGACAGCTTAGAACAGAAGATACTTTCCAAGCAGGAACATCACCTAATATTGTTGGTAAAAATCCATTCAAAGATGCTATACTTCAATTAAATGGAAATGATCGTTTTGCTATACGCAAAGGTTCTTATTTCAGTTATGTTCAACCTTATCAACATCATACAAATATTCCTGCTAATCCAGGTATCAACGTATATTCATTTGCACTTAAACCCGAAGATCATCAACCGAGTGGAACACTAAATATGTCTCGTATAGACACTGCCACACTTATGGTTAATGTAACCCCATCAATAAATCTTGCTCCCGCGGCGGGAGGAGCTGTTACACCACCTCGTTCTGCCACATATGAGGGTATTAATATTTATGCCGTGAATTATAATGTTCTACGTGTTTTATCTGGTATGGGTGGTCTTGCTTACTCCAATTAAGAATATTCGTTATTATATATTATGTTATATTGTGTAATATAATAGTCCTTTTTTTTTTCTCCTCTAATAGTATAAAGTATATAGCGTA